CTATAAAAGTGTCACCAATCTCTGAGTTAAGTGCACCCTCACGCGTAGTGCTATACGTCTGAGGCGCACTCGCCTCCGCAACCATATCCAACGTACTCAGTTCTTCACCCGCCGCCAATAGCTTCTGCTGATATTCCGTTAACGTCGTCGCCTCCTCAAAAGCACTATCAAAAACAGAAGAAGGCAAACCAGCAAACACACTCGTCGTGCTCCGATCAATCGTATTCTGCGGAACAATCAAATCCTGACCAACGTAAACCGTATTCACATCCTCCAACGGAATACCATTCAACGCTGCAATCTCAGCAACCGTCGTGTTGTTCCTCCCCGCAATCTCACCCAACGTATCGCCAGCCTTAACACTATAATCCGTAGTCTGACTCGCAGGAATACTCGCCTCCTCACCACCCAAATCAAAATAACTAATATTCCCATCAGCGTCAGTGCTAAAACCATACGCACCAACCTCCGCAGCATAATCCATAGAACTCTTGCCGTCGTCGTCACTCACAGACGTAGATACCCCAGTCTCAGGATTCGTATAACTGACCGCGTTCCCACTAGAATCAAAATCATAGTTACTAACATTCAACCCAGTGGTCTGCTCAACCCATGATAAAAAACCCATGATAAACTCCTAATGGTCCAAGGTCCCAGAACCACAATACTATAACACCAAACGAAAATATACCCGCGATTTTTAAAACCCCAAGGGACTCCTACTTAACCTGCGCCTTCTTCGACCCCTTGGTCCTCCGGTAACTCCGGTTGTCTCCAGATTTTAAAACCCCAAGATTCTTCTTACCATTGTTCCGAGGATTCCCATCACGATGCGTAACATCCTTACCATCACCCTTCTTAACCTTGCCCCGCTTAGACATAGAGGCACGGGCCGCGTTCCGCGAAGCTCGGTTCTTCTTTTGCTTGGGCTTCGAATGGTAGTTATCATATTCTTTTTTATAGTTGCGTGGCACTTGTTGTCTCCTTGCGACAGTTCTACAACTCCAATGAAATTATACACGATTGAATTTACAAAACCAACATTATAGGGCACGCAGTTCCTACCACCGCGCCAGAAAAGGGGGTGTACCCCTCCGCGGTACGGGAAATATATGTCAGGTTTCCGCCCAAGTTACCCCGAAGCATGGTCAGATACAGAGTGGTCATCTGCTCTTGGACCTTGGTACTGGGCAAGCTCTGCTGGATACCCTCGGGGGTGCTACAGTTCTCAGAAAAGTTTTGGTTTCGACCTTTTGTTTTTTTCTGGGCGACGCCGTGCTCTCGTGAACCAAGCCCCTGCAAGTATTCGGGTCTTGGCCCTTCGGGCTTCGATCATTCCCTCGCTTCGCTCGGCTGTCGCTGACTCTTTCATTTTTATTTGTCACGCTTACGCGTGTCTTTATTCTTCATTCTAAAATAGAATGATCCTGCGGATCATGTCTGTACTCCAACAGACAGTGGACCAACGGCTGTAGCCCCGTTGGATCGGGCACTTTAAGAACGACGTATCAACCCTCACCTGACACCGTCGTGCGTGCAGTAGCGCGCGCGACGAGTTTTCAGGTGGGCTAGATTCGCCGTGTCGGATTCGGCCATGCGGCCTCACCTCCGCATCGAGGCAGAAGAAACCATCTGAATCGTCCGTCTTTGCGACAGTCACAGGGGGCACGAGCATATTTGATTTAAGCAGTCGTGCCCAGTCTGCACTGTCACACGACGGACGATGCACACCCGACCACGCTCCCGCTTTTGTGGTCTAAAAACAGCGTGAGTATTAGATGATTGGGGAAGCACGTTGTTTTGGTGTGCGTCCCCTTGCGCGTAAGAATATCAAACGGACGTGGAATAGATTTCGGGACGGCGGGAACGCCGCCGTCTTTATTCCGAAATCACGACGCGATAATCCCCTGCGAAACAACGCAACATCACGCAACGGTTAAGGTGCTCGACAACAGAGCCATACCGTCTCTGTTCTCTCGCGCTTTATTAGTGTTCCGTTGCCCTGTGACGTAGCATCGTTTCTTGCGCAAGCGTTGAAACAATTTGTCACCTCGGTAACAAATTGTGTCAAGGGATCATTAAGACACGTCGTCCACGTTTGATCTCCGGAAAGTGTATTGAATAATCGATACACAACCTTAACCATTACGAGAGGAAGTCGTTATGACTAATCAAAAAACTATCAATGCCTACACAAACATCAACAGAGCCACAGGTGAGGTGTCTCTTCCCATGAGCTACCAGCGTATAATCCTAAAGTGGGGCGCCTATTGTCTCAAGCATAATGAGAGCCTTTCAACTTGGTCTGACGACATGGAGGTATTTGATGCGCTTTCTCACGCGTACAAATCACAGCTGCAACAGCTGGCAAATGACATCGAGTATCGTCTGGAATACGACCTCGAACGTCAAACTGGAAGAGAAATACTCGAAGCGCGCAAGTCAGAAGACGCCGCTTAATGGAGTATATCGACTTGTTTCACACACCCTGTGATTGGGACGAGTTGATGGAGTGGGTGGACAGACACGCTAAGTCTCGCCGCCCACACATCATCACAGCCGCAGCAATGGGCTACAACCTAGCAGTCAAACAATCCAAAGAGGAGCAATCAAATGACTAACACAGTAGACGCTTTCATCAACGCAATCGTAGAGGGCCTCGTCAACCACAAGGGATTCAACGAGCACATCAAGGGAATCGTCAGCACTGACGGTTTCACCGATGACCATCTGCACGAGCAGATCGCGGAGTGGATGAGCTATAACTTCAGCCTCGCTGAACACGGTAATTTTGATCTCAACGACTACTCATACGACATCTACGGTATGATTGACGATCATGTAGACGGTGACTTTATCACCCAAGCAATCACCGACCTCGAGTGGGAAGTCAAAGTCAAAGGGAGCAAATAATGCTAATCGAACGGACACCACAAGGCATCCTAGTGTTGTCCGAACTGTGCGGCGGGTACTTAGTTACCCGTCGTTACATCGGCTACACTAAGCAAGAAGCAATCCAACAGTTCAAACAGGAGCTACAAGATGAGAAAAGAGACATACAAAATCGCACAAGCGTTCTACCGTGGCGTACCAGCGAAAGCTGCGAGGACACGTACTGACGGACAAACCGTCTGGCTACACGACAACCGTATCGCATGGCGTACAGATCACCACGAGATCTGTTTCACACTAGCAGGCTGGGCCACCGTCACCACACGCGAACGCATCAACGGTCTGCTCGAAGTCTTTGGCTACCCATACTGGGGCATCAGTCAACGCAACTATGCACAGTACCTCGTCTACAAAGCAAAGATCGTTGCACAACTCGGAGACTACGAGCGATTTTGCCTCACATGTCTCGACACCTTTGAGAAGGAGTACAAGCTGTGCGCGTAGGTGGCTATCAAATGGAAGACCTTGGTTACTGCATCGTAGTCAAGGAATATGAAGCAGGTTGGTCGTTCTCTCTACAGGGGGACGACGCCAACCAGTTCCGCGATGAGTGGGACGCCTACCAACTAGGTGTCGGAAATAACTTCCGGCACTTCCTTTCAACACACGACTACGACACACTGTTCCAATAGGAGGCGAACATGTACAACCTAACTGAACCTTGCAATTGCAGCGGCGGAGATTGCAAAGACCTGAAACTGGACGGTGAAAATGAGTTCTGGGTAAAAGCCAAACCCGATGGCAGTCATTGCACATGGGCATACTGCAACGCTTGTTTCTCACGGTTTCACTTGGATGGAACAAATGAACTGGTCGGTGGCACCGGATGGATAATGACCAAGTTCGACGAAGAAGATCCTTGTTCACTCTGCGTTGGAGATACCGACGCTATGTCCGATCTGAAAGCATGGAGAGAAGCAAATGCAGGAGAGGTGTTCTAACATGGAAGTTACCAATATGCACACATGGGATGACGATCAGATCCGCGAGTTCTACGATAACAACCCTAACCTCTCACTCTCAACGTACTCAGGTATGTTGGGACTGAGCGTTGGCGAACTGAAGGATATCCTGATGACAGACGGAAACGTCTACGACAAACAGGAAGCTGAAACAGCGGAGGAAATGTTTCCACCGCAAACTGAGGCCAGAACAACGAGAAACTATTGGTAAAAGGAGCAAGATTATGGAAATCAAAATCACACCTGAACTGCAAGAGTTCATCGACTACTGCGAATCATTCTACGGGAAAGGAAGCGATCTCTACCCCCTCAACAAACTGACAAATGAGATGCTCGTTGCTGCTTGTTTCTTAGTTTCCCAACGCAAAGACATCGACTTTGACGGAGACACCATCGACAGAGAACACGTTCGTGGCATCTTAGAATTAGTAGGTTGTTGGGCTGGTGACAAACCTATAATGCCCAGTCCTTGGGCCTTGTACAAAGACTTAATAGTAAGTGGATTAGAATAATGATCAGGGGCTTCGGCCCCTCTTCTACTACTATCATAATGTGTGCCGCTAGTCGCGGTCACTTGCGCGGCGTACCCGCGCTAAGAAAAGGATGCCCGGCTCCTTCGTCGCTGGGCATCCTTTTCTCGTTATTGTGTCCTCGTTCCTCGGACGCAAGTTTAGTGGTGCTCGCTTCGCTCGCGGGGGAAAAACGGCGCGTGGGGCCGCAGGGCTTGAACCGCGGCGCGGGGCCGCAGGGCCTACGGATCGATGCTCAAAATACGGGCCGCGTGGGGCCGCAGGGCCTCGAACACCTCGCCCACGGTCCGAAAACCTTGGCCCTCGGTCCCAATAAGACCCTTTTCCCGTAAATCAGGACCTTTGTCCCCGCCAAATGAATATATCAACCCCTGAGAGGGGGCCTTTACCAAGAAAAAACTTGCTCCACCTCTCGCATAATATGCCATATGCCACGCGATCTGATGAGGAGACACTTTTACGGCGTTACTATTAGCAACTTTCAACTCTAACCAGAACGGAACACCATCCGCCACGATGTGAACATCAGGAACACCGCCCCCATGCTTGTTTTCAATCCGCGTTGCGAACCATTTTTTCGGGAGGTTCTGCCGTATCGAGTTCCAAAAGTTCGCCTCTGGTCCCTTGCTCATCTGGGGTTATATCCTTGTAATCTGCCTCAATCTGGAACGCCTGTGGATATTGCTTCTGTAGTGATGCCAACCGCGCTGTGATCTCGTCTCTCGAAAGCTGATCGATAGTATTTATAGTTTCCCGTCTATCGATGGTCAGGCCACCCAGTGCGGATCGTATCTTCTCTGCGTTGATTGCTGCGGAATACTGCCCAGCCTCTTCCGCTCCCAAAGATAACTGGTGCAACCGTTCAAGCTGGCCAATCTGCGTCACGCCATAACGCCGCTCCCGCTCCTCGCGCAGTTCCTGTATGTACTCCAAAACGTGTGGAAAATCTTTGCCGTTCAACATTGACGACGCTCTTACAGACGCACTGTCTGCCGCATACCCAGCCTTCCGAGCGCACTCAGCGTTGGAATAGATGCCTTCGACAATGTGTCTTGCAAAAGTCATCTGCCGATTTGTTAGCTGCCGCCCGTGTTCTTCTTCAATCTTTTTCTTAATTGATGCCATCGAAATCTCCCATAGCTGACAACAAACGTACAACAAGTAATGCGTTGTAACAAGCGTATACAGGCCAAAACAGGTGTAAACACAGGCCAAAAACAGTAAACAAAAACACCCTCAAAATGCCTCAAAAATAGGGTCGGGTTGAGTAGCACCCCATCAAATACAACCATAGATAGGTAAATTGTTTACGGTGTTTACGATTTTCAAAAAAATGTTTACATTTTCGGATCTCGCAACCCCTTGATATATAT